CGCTCTCAACCCGGCGTCGGTCCAGAGCGGCACGGAGCCCTTGCTCCAGTCTGACCCAGGCACCCCAAGCGCCCTGATGCAGGGTTCTGAGGTTGGCGTTAACACGCCGCGTCAGACTGCCCCGACGACGGGTGAGGCGTTTGGCCGTCAGCACCTGCAAAGCAATGAGGCTGCTATCAATGCGACGAAGGGTAAGGCTCACAAGCCCGGCGTCACGGCAGCCATGGAAGAACTTCTTGCGGAGCCGGCCATGTCGGCGGCTCACGACAAGGTGCTCCAGCAGTCGCTGGATAACGCCTCAAGCGCAGGCGTGAAGATTTCTGCGGCGAGGGAGCTCATTGAGCGGTTTGCGAACACGTCGCCCGAGCACATGCACTACGTGGACGCGCTTGTGAAGCAAGCTGTGGGTGAGGAGGCAGCAGCGGATCCTGGGTCGGATTCGGAGGTACCGCCCGAAGCGGCGATGCCCCCGGAGTCCGAGGCAGGGGAGTTGCCGGTCTCCGGAGAAGCCCTGCAAGCAGCTGCTCAGGGTGTGACCCCGGAGGACTTGGCTCAGGCGCAGGTGCTCTTGAGCGTTGCTGCTGAAGAGGCAGCGGCGGCACCTCCAGAGGGGGCAATGCCGCCTCAGATGGGGGCTCCTCAAGCAGCGCCGGCCGCAGCCGCAGCCCCAGGTATGCCTGAGAAGCAGAGTCAGGGCCTTTCGGGTGCCGGAATGAGTCCGATGGACTACGGCAGCGCGAACATGGGCGCCGGCACTGCTATGCCAGGCATGTAACCGTCAAAGGAGAAACGGCCATGAATAAGATCAGTTCCCAGGATGCAAAGGCCCTCCTCAAGACGGCGGGGGCCGCGATCCTGGAGGTCACTCAGGAGAACGCCGAACTTCGAGAGAAGGTGGCGGCCTATGAGAGACACACCAGGGTTGAGAAGATTGCCCGTGACATGGAAGAGAAGGGCTTGAACCCAGACCTCGACTTTGGTCAGAAAGTCGCGGCTCTGAGCTATGCCCAGAATCTCGACGTCACCGAAGAAGCCATCAAGATGGCGGCCCCTCAGGGTCGTGTTCTTGGGGATGTCGGAGACGTGCCAGGTCAGGGCCCGAGTTCCTTCGAGACCTACATCATGACCGGCGAAGACCCGGCGTAGGTAGAAGGCAAACCGCAGACTTTAGGGGGTAAGACACATGTTGCTATTCAACCTCAAGAGCGAGTTCCAGACCATCCATCGGAGGTCCTTCGAGCTGGCAGTTCCGGCGCTCCTCAACCCGAACAACGCCAACCCCCTCATTGAGGGTGAGTTCCTGCAGCTCGACACGGCGTACAAGATGGCGCGCGGCACGGGTGTGTCGGCTGTTCCGTCGTTCGCCTACTTCGCGGAGCAGGGGCGGTACGAGACTCAGGCCATCGGCAAGGGCCCGTTCCTCTACCTGGGCGCCTATGAGGCGGACACGAAGGTCATGGACGCGACCGGCCTCTCGGTTGGCGATCCGTTGACGGTCGGCGACGTCACTGTTGCCACCCTCACTCGTCGCGGCCTGCTTGCGGTGGCGACCCCGGGCACGGACTTCGTGGTGGGGTACGTGACCCGCTTGCCAGCGGCCAACAACAACTTCCTGCGGTTCATCAGTTGCTGGACAGGGATCTAGGCCGCAAGGAACAAAGGCAACCTTGAGGAACTGAGGAACCAAAAGGAGCAAACCGATGAGTATGGTTCAGGCAAGCATCGAGCTTTTCAATCAGAGGCTCGACAGCCAAGAGGGCAAGGACAAGATCGCAGAGCTAGGCGGATCCTGGATCCGTGACCGCCTGCGTGAGGTGGCGTTCTCTCGCCACATCATCCCGCCCGAGCAGGTTACCCGTGCGGACTGCCAGCGGTCAGTCAACCACGATACGTTGGTCAAGATCGTGGACGTCGAGCCGCAATCCCGCGCCATGGCGATCACGTTCCGTGACCAGCCCACGGCTCGGTTCATCCGCGCGCCGAAGGCCGAGATCCCCTTCTTCACGATCTCCTCGGAGAAGTTCGAGAAGACGGAGCAGGAGCTCCTGGCCTACGAGATGCCCATCACCAAGGTCATCGAGGACAACTCGGTGAAGGACATCCAGGAGATCGAGGACCATCAGTTCACCCGTCACATCGAGACGGCGGTCCAAGCTCTCCAGACGGAGGTCAACTCCACGGGTACGGCGTACAACGCCACCCAGATCCGGGCTGGCGCAGCCAACACCTCGGCGGTCTCGGTCGTCAAGGGTGAGATTGCCCTGGCCACCGACGGCGTGGGCTTTGGTGACCTGCCCATCCAGCGACCGGACTTCGTTGCCCTCTTCAAGCTGTTGGACAACAACCGCTTGCGGTCGGAGCGGGTCCTCATCTGTGAGGGTGACCACGACGACGTCCTGCAGTGGACCACTGAGGACTTCGGCGACAAGATCCAGTCGGAGACTGTGGTCGACGGCTACAAGTACAACACGCTGCTCGGACGGAAGGTGATCCGGACCATCAAGACGGACATCCTCCGGGTCGGCAACGTGTACTGCTTCGCCGCTCCGCAGTTCTTCGGCAAGTTCTACATCCTCAACAACACCAAGTTCTACATCGACAAGATTGCCAACGTCATCACCTGGCAGAGCTGGGAAGACATCGGCATGGGCTTGGTCAACATCTCAGCAGTGCGCAAGCTCGAGCTCTACCAGGGCTCGGTCAAGCCTAGCGACACGGACACAGGCTTCGAGGCCAAACTGCCGTCGGCAGAAGAGGATCTTGGGGCCGAGAACAATCGCGTTGACAGCGGGTTGCACTATCCAGATGTTCAGCAGTACTGACGTTCAGTGAAGTATCACCCCCGGGGGTCTATGGGCCCCCGGGGGTTTCTTCATTCAGTACCCAGTTGGAGAGTGGGATGAACGAGGTCACCCAAGCTGCATTCCATGACGAGCTGGAGAAGGTTGCTGGCTACTGGTCAGCTGCTAAGAAGTACAAGATGAAGCCCATGAAGAGGTTGCCGAAGCCTCCATCGCGCTGGACAGCGGCTCGGAAGTTCAAGATCAAGTCTTTCAAGTTGTCGAGCAGTTAACCCTAAAAGGAGACCCCAGATGACATCTGCTGAGAGTCCCGAGAAAGCGGAGGCCGCACGAGTGGCCAACGCGGTCCAGTGGGCACGAGAGGATGGTATTGTCCTCGTGCGCCACATGTGCCGCAGCCCTCTTACTCGGTCCAAGAGAGCCGCGCGTGCTGGCCATCGCCGACAAGGTGTGGTCCTTGGCAACGGACAGCGTATCCGTAAGTTGAGTAGGCGTCAGCTCATGCCTGTGGGCTTGGACGTACTCATTGCGGACCGAGACCGTGTCCTGGAGTACGTGCGGGTAGGGACGCTGGAGCTATGTGGCCCCCGTGAGGCTACTGCCATCCCCTATGAGAGGCTGCCTGCGCTCTTGGGAAGCGAGCTGCCTGCCAAAGCGCTGCCGGCGACCAAGCCACCGCCACCACCACCTCCACCGCCTCAGCAGGAAGGTTATACTGAGGAGGAGCTCGAGAAGAAGACACGGAGCGAGCTCAACAAGATCGCTGAGAAGTTTGGCATTGCCAGTCCGCACAAGCTTCCTAGCAAGCCCGCGGTCATTGAGGCCATCTTCGCCGCGGCCACCGATGGAGGGGAGTAAGAGTCATGGCACAGAAGGTTTGGAACGTGAGTGACGACCCCAGCACCGATGTTGCCGCGCGCACCATCATGGTGTTTGGGAAATCCGTACCACCGGGCCGATTCGTCTGGGCGGAGGACTCGCGGTTGGCCAGAGCCCACAAGATCAAGAAGGACATCGAGAACGGCCTTCTCTACGTGGGCGCTCTCCCTCCGAAGAGCTACTTGGACAGCAAGGGGCGCAAGAAGCACCTGTCCCTGCCGAAGGGTCACAAGAGGGCCCACGGCCCAGACGTGAAGGCCAAGCCTGCTAAGCCGGCGCCTCCTCCTGCCATGAAGAAGAAGTCCAAAGGGGAAGCCAAGGCAGAGGCCAAGGAGCCTTGGAAGGGGTAGGCCGTGGCGGTCAGCAGCTTGAACGACCCGAACCTCGTAATGCTCGCGGCCTACGCTCGGGAGTTCATGAGGGACCACCCGGAGCTCAACCGGCTGACCGCAGGCTACGACCACAGTAGCCGTCTGCTGAAGTGGGCGGTGCTTGACACGTTGAGTGACTGGTCGAGTACCCCTCCCTTCATTGGGCAAGACCTCAGCATGATTGTTGAGCGGAACTTTGTCAGCGTCTTCATCCGTGGTGTTGTCATCACGGCTCTCGAGTCCCTGGGAATCCTTCACTTGCGCAACCATCTCGCGTACTCTGACGGCGGCGTGAACGTGCAGACAGAGAATCCTCAGATGATTCAGGCCTGGCTGCAGATGATGAAGAACGAGTACGAGGGGAAGAAGCAGAGAACTCTGATAGCCATGAACTTGGAGAACGCCCTAAGCACATCTGCCGTCGGAGTTCACAGCGAGCTCTACTTCGTGAATTCTTTCTACGGGTACTTGTGAAACAGTTTCTTTGACAATGCTCTCTTCATGTGCCATATGGGGCCTCCAACTGGAGGTGAGTTGATGAACACGAATCCCGTGTTGACGGAGGAGAGCCTCAAGAAGCTGTACGTCGAGAGCGGTCTGTCTACTACCCGCGTGGCTAGGAGATTGGGCGCTAGTGAGACTGGGGTGCGCAAGGCCATGATACGTTATGGCATTCCAATCCGGTCCATGAGCGAGGCGGCTCTTTCTCAGTCGAAGAGGGCGCACGTTCGATGCGCAGACTGGGAACGTCTGGCAGAACGCTATGCGGGAGGAGAGACCATTGAAGAGATAGCAGAAGAAGTAGGCTGTTGCTGGTCTACGGCGTCCGCTCGTCTCTCCAAGTACACGACCATCCGCCCTCGCGGTTCTGAGGTGAAGCCCAATGGGCGAGGACGCATTGACATCGACGTGTCGGCCGCCATTGAGGCCAACCAGCGGGGGGAGACGCTGACTCAGATTGGGGACCGCATGGGTGTCTCTGTGCAAATAGTCTCCAAGCGCTTGCGCGAAGTTGGGTACAAGCCTTTGACTCACAAAGCGTCTAGGGAGAAGTTCGCCAATCTCCAGGTTCACAAGCGCAAAGTGGCCCAA